AGCCTGCAAGCAACCGCGTCTATTCGATGACAAAGAACTGGACAAGGCGCAACAACTGGAGTTGGTTGTATAATGGAAAAACTTAGATTCAGATTTGATGACCGCATAGCACCTGGAGATATCGTCGACATCATAGACGGCTTCAGGGCGAATGAAGTACCGCGCATCAACGGGTTGACTGATTACAGCAAGGGCAACAACCCGCCCATACTCGAACGGCAATTGCCGGTAGCGTCTCCGCAGAACAAGGTGCCGACGCCGTATGGCAGGCGCATCACCAGTATCGTGTCGAGCTATATGTACCTGCCGGGGCTGATTAGCTACAACAGTGAGAATGACGAGCTATTCAATTCCCTGAGTGACGTATTTACGATGAATGAGGAGCCGATTGAGTCATACCGTATAGGATGGCAGGCCACGGTTCAGGGCGTAGGGTATGAGCTGTTCTACTCTGAGGGCCTTGACAGGGTGAATACCATCCTCGGCCCCGGCACTGGGCGTAAAAACACAGAGCCGTTGTTCATCCGCGTGTCGGTGAATGGGGTTATCCCAATCTATGATTACGCTATTGATTCCAAGATAACGGCTTTCATTCGGTTCTACACCATCAAACAGGATGAAGCTGAATACATCGATGTCTACTACAGTGATGTGATAGAGCATTATGTCCGCAAGGCGGCTGCAACGTCTATCCGAAAGACGGGTGAGCAATCCCATGGATACGACAGACCGCCGTTGGTTGTGTACGACAACAACGATGACATGATGGGTGATTTCTCCGCCGTTGTGCCTCTGATAGATGCTTACGATGTACTGACTTCAGACTCCATGAATGAGTTCGACAGGTTCGCTCAAGCGTATTTGATATTCAAGGGCATGAGCTTGTCACCGGAGGATGTTGAGACCATCAAGTACAAACGGGCCTTCAACGTAGACGCCGACGGTGCGGTAACGTTTCTCACCAAACCCATAGAGGTTGAGTTCATCCAGTTCATGACCGAGCATCTGCGCGGCATGGCGCGCGAGATTGCGCTGCTCGAGGTCTTGGGTCCGAATCCCACCGCCGCGTTCAAGATGCTGCAGGACGTGGCGACGCGGCTCGAGAAGCTGTAGGGCCCGGACCGGGGAGCCAGGGGCCCGGGGCGAGGGGCGCCCGGGAAGTCGGGGAGAAGGCAGGCACGGGCGGCACAGAAGCCCTCACGGACTTTTTCAAAGACGTGTTCAAGGCCGTGGACAAGAAGGGCTTTGACAGAGGGGTGAGGAGCCGAGACGGCACCGCCACCGAGCGCGAGAAGGCAAACGAGCGCGAAGGTAAGGGGCCGGGCGAGGCCAAGGGCTCCGGCGGGGGCCACAAACCATACGCCGATCTGACCCGCAAAGAGCGCCAGAAGCTCGCGGAGGAGAATCGGGTGGATCAATACACCGAACAACATGGATAGGAGATAAATCATGGGAATCAATACGGTAACGGTTAGCACCGCAGCTAACTGGATTCCTACGAAGTGGGCGAAGGAGCTAGAAGATGCCGGAGAGGCGTGGATCGGCCTCTCTGACCTGGTTGACCGCCGCTTCGAGGACGATCTTACGGTCGGTGATGTAGTCAACATCCCTGACCGCGCCAACCCGGCAGTCCGTTTCAAGACTGCCGACACCCCTGGCACGTACTCCAACGTCACAGAGACGCAGGACACCCTGACGGTGAACCTTCAGGGATATGTGGGCTTCCTCGTAGAAGACATCGCGGAAATCCAGTCTCAGTACGCCGTCAGGGCGGAATACACGCAGGCCGCCACCTACTCGCTGATGAGCGTTGTAGAGGGCGACCTGACATCGGGCCTGGCCTCTCAGCCGTCTGACTTCTCGCAGCTTGTCGGCGCGCTGGGCTCAGACCCGACCACGGACAACATCATCCGGGCGGTTCAGTACCTCGATGATGGTGATGTGCCGGAGACGGACAGGTTCTTCTACATGAGCCCTGCCACTCATGCGTCCCTGCTCAAGCAGGACGTGTTCGTGAGTGGTGACTACGGCCCGACCGGGGCCGTGGCTACCGGGCGCATCACGAAGCCTGTCTACGGCGCAACTACGCATGTCTCGTCACTGGCGAGCAATAACCCGTCCACGTCGGGTCAGTCTTACTCGTGGTTCTGCCACAAGAAGGGCAACGTACTCGCCATTCAGCGAGGCGTAACCCCCCACACGCAGTGGGAGAACCTGGAGATTGGCTGGGGTGTTGTCTGTGACATCATCTACGGCTTCGACGAGCACCTGATCCTACCCCGGACGCTGGCGTCCACGACCCCGGACGACAGGTTCAACGTCGGACTGCGTGGCCCGTGATTTCTACCCCTACAGCGTGGCGGCGATTGGGGCAACCCTGAGCTTGGCATGAACTTCATCATGGCAGCGAGGGCAGACTTGAACGACGTTACCCAGCACGTAGCCCTTCTCGGGATCGAGTCGGTGTACGCGGGACGGCAGTTTGTCATATCCGCAAGAAGCACACGGCTTTGGCCCGAGGAGTCTACGAAGCGGGATGGCGTTCCATCGCCTGAGTCGATTCTTTCGGCTGTTCGGGTTCTTCAGGTCGGAGCGCACAGCGCGCATCAACTCTTGCTGGACACGAATAGACTTGCTGCTTCGGTATTGCATTTCATGTTCCCAGCATCGTTTCGCAAGCCACGAAATGCGCTTTCCACAGTCCGTGCAGGTGGGGCGACTGCTCTTCGCGGTGTGTTCTGCCATCCAGCATGGACGGCATTGTTTCTGTCCGTCGCGGCCAAGCTGCTTGCCGCAATCACGGCAGGTGGGAAGTGTGCCACGAAAACAGTCACGGCAGCGCTTGGATCGGGCGTCCATTGCGTTGCCACAATCGGGACATGTAGTGGTGGGGTGGGGGTTATTCATGGGACTCCTTTCTCACCACTACATTGTACCGGAGATCAGGATGTGGCGCTATGACCAATGCCTACCAGCTAGACAGAGAGTCCATCACTCTCTCTGCGCCAACGACGATAACGTGCAAGTTCATTGTCGATCCCGAACTCGTACTGCGCTGGCAACGGTTTGGCGGGCGGCCCCACAAGGGCACTCCCATCGGCCTGATGCGGGAGTCTTACCCCTTCGATGTGCTGAAGAGAAAGGCGGTGCAGGAAGCCAGAATCTTCGTCCGCTACATGAAACAACAGGGCAACAGACCCCAGGAGGGAGAGCACCAGATGCTCCTCTACGGCCCGTTCAGAAACAGGATGGACATGTCCAAGGGTGCTTCGATGGAGAACTTCGAGGAAGGGAACCACCTCATTCCGCAGGGGATGTGGCGCTCGAAGGCGCATGGGACGTGGGCACCTGACGGTAAGGGGCCGAGACTGATTGACCCTGAGCAGGAGTACAAACACGGGATCACTTTCTATATCAAAGGAAAGTTCCTCGCCACTCACGGCAAGGAATCAGAAGAGAACGGAACACTAATAGTAGGAGGCTAATCATGCCAGAAGCGTTCAACCCGGATATGCCCCGCAGGGGAAAGAGATCGAAGTACGAGAAGCACATGTACTACCGCAAGCCGGACAGGGGGTCAGAGGCCAACTGGATCACAGTCAAGGGCCGGAAGCACGGCAAGCAGGACAGGCTGGAAGACTACAAAGGGTTCACTCCATTGAAGCAGTTTGGCGAACTCATTGATGGGCACACGAACCAGTGGGAGTCGATCTTCCTGCAAGAGGGTGGCCCAGAGGCGTTCCCCGTGGATCAGGTTCTAACGCTTCGCTGGTACAACCCAGCCGATCTGCCAACTGACTGTAGCTACGGCAACGACGACGACCCGCCCTGCCCGTACATGATGAAGCTCAAGGAAGAGGGAGTGAAGTTCCCCCAGCTTGAAGGACACAAGGTCGTTGAGCTTTTCTGCCCGGAGTGTGACCGAGCGCCGTTCGGAGTCGTTAATGGCGTAGGCGGGATCGGGCCGCTGGCGCGGCACCTGAGCACCATGCACGACTGGGACGCCGACAGGATGGCGAAGTACGGCGAGAAGGTGGGCATCGACTTCGATGAAGCCTACTCCTCCGAACGTCAGTCAAAGACGTGGGAGTTCGGCGGGGCCGAGTCTCCCAGTGTCCGCGCCGACTTCTCCTGTGAGTGCGGGTGGGCACCGAATTCCGAGAAGGACGTGCCTCCCCAGAAGCAGCTACGAGGACACCAACTCGGGGCTCATAAGGAGCCCGTAACGGCGTGATGATCTACATGGGCAACGCTGTGGGCAGGGCGGTGGAGCCGATGCACATGAAGGCAATGGCTCCGCTCCTGCGCGATCCGAAGTACGCTTACTTCCCCCAGATTGGCGACGCTCTGATGGAGCGCGTCAGGGGGATGAGCGCAACGTACTTCCTTCGGCACACCGACGCCGATATACACCTCTCGCTGGACTCGGACATCATAGATTTCAAGAAGGAAGCGATTGACCTGATGTGCGAGCAAGCCGAGGAGTTCGGTATCGTTGGGGCGGTGTATATCTGCCGCTCGACGGCGCGGACGTTCCCGGCCTCCTACTTCAAGGAAGACCAGTGCATCGAGTTCGCCCACGACACCACTCCCGTTCCCATCCGCTGGATAGCGACGGGTTGCGTGGCGGTGGCCCGCAGGGTGTTTCAGGCGATGGTAGATACGGGGATGCCCCTGCTCCACGAAGAGGAGGACAAGCGGGCGTTCTACGACTTCTACGAGACGATGCATTACGACCTCGGGAAAGGGAACGGAGGGCTAATCAAGCTCTCAGAGGACTACTCGTTCTCGGAGCGGGCGATGAAATTGGGGTTTCAGTCCTACATCAACCCCGCCATCCGGGTGGGGCACGTCGGGCCGTATGTTCACCGGATAGAGGACATGGCCCAGACGATTCTTGCTCCACAACCGCTGTCCCTGACGCACGTAGGGAAGTTCTGGCACATCGCCTGTGAGGGGATTGAGGAGACCCCCGAGGCGATGGGCAGGCTGAAGGGCGACAAACCACCCAGGGAGATTCAGGAGCGGTTCGAGAAGCTGAAGAAAGAGACCGCCGACGTTGATTGACGTTGTAATCCCCACCAGAGACCCCCAGAACGCGCTCAAGGCGTTCGACTCCTGTAAAGAGTGGGCAGCGTCCGTAACCATCGTTACCCGCCCAGAATGGGGCTTCACGCAGCAGGTGGAGTCCGGCTGGAGGGGCGGTAAGGCCGACTTCGTGCTGTTCCTCAACGACGACTGCGTGATGAACGAAGACGCAATGAGGCAAATGTTGGGGGCGATGGGCGACAAGGAAGTGGGGGTAGTCGGCCCGACGCTCCGCTGCGGTGACTACCAATCAGACGAAGCAAACGCGCCGCAGGAAAACGGGGAGTACCCGGCCTACATCACAGTGCGGCACCTCATCGGGGCTTGCATGCTCGTGCGTCGCTCAATGCTGACGAGGCTGGGTGGATGGAATACGGAACTCAAGCTCCACTGCTCTGATCTCGCACTCTGCATTGAAGCGTGGGGGCAGGGGTTCAAGTGCGTCTGGGCCGTGCGGGCGAAGGTGGAGCACGCCTCCCGGCAGACGCTAGACGAAGCCCCTGAGCAAGAGATCAAGGAGATCATGGCCGCCGACCACTGGCGGTTCGTACAGATATACCCACACGAAGAACTATCGAAGGACGGGGTAATAACCCTCCGAGGATTCAAGAAGGGTTATCAGGTCGTTTACCCCAAAGACATAGAAGAACAACAAAAGGCACTGGCCGCGACTCAAAAGATCGCGGGCTATTGAAAGGATAGGCAGATGCCAGAAGGATCAGGATACGGACGACATTCATTCCCAAGTGGGTTCAGGCACCTCGGGCTGATGGGGCCATCTAGCTCCAACGAGGCGTACTTCCTCTACCCAATGGCGTGGAGGAG